TGCACACATTTATTCAGATAAAAGGTTTAAGGACTATACCGATAGATACGAGAAAGTTCTTAAAGAAAGGAATCGTGCTAAGATTAGATACGAGACCTTTAAAACCTTTCGTGAAGACTTAAGAACTAAAGTCGTTAATGAAAGGGAGTTGGCAAAACACTTATAGAAGGAGGTTGTATGAGCCAGAATAAACAAATCTTAAATTACCTACTCAAAGGTAAAAAACTAACCCCCATAGATGCTCTTGAAAAGTTCGGTTGCTTTAGGTTAAGTGCTAGAATTTTAGATTTAAGAAAAGAGGGTTATGATATAATAACTGAAAATATTACCAAACAGGGTAAGACTTTCGCACAATATTCAATGGAGGGAAAATAATGTCTGATCGTTTATTAGAAGAACTAACACCAGAAGAACAGGAAGCATATCACAATGAACATGAAGAGCAAATGCAAAGTGCTTTGTATCATGCCGCACAAGATATGAATGTTATGGAAAACTTGAGGATTGCTATTGCTATGTATCTTCATAAGTTTGGTAAAGGTGCAATCAGTGATGATCTAATGCATTTACAAATCAAAGTTCAAAATATTATTCAAAAGCAAAAAGAATATATAGATTTGATATGATTGAACATTTTCAAAAGTTTGATAGTGGCGATAAAAAAAAATTATTGCCACTTTCATTTAGCCATTTAAACGAGTTCGCTTTCAATCGTGAAAGGTGGGCATTACGTAGGATATTCGGTTATGAGTTTGCTAGTAGTGCTGCTGCTGAACGAGGAAAAGCAGTTGAGTCTGGTTTAAATATGTTTCTTAATGGATTGCATCTAGAAGTAGCTGATAAAAAAATGCATGATGAGTTTGACGCAAACTGCTCTAGGATTAATGACCCTAAAACTGCAGAGGAAAAAGAATATCTATCGCCTTTGTTATATTTAGGTGTTCAAAAGTTTAGAGATCATGCTTTCAAATGGAATCTTATAGGTTATCAAAAAAAAGTAGAACTAGATATCAAAGGCATACCTCTGATTGGTTATACTGACTTTCACATGGAAGATAAAAATACTAAGGAAGATTTTTATATTGATTTGAAAACTACTAAGAGAAAACCTAACGGTATATCTATGTCTCATGCCATGCAACAGGCTATCTATCATAGAGGCACTAATGCTAATCAAAAATTATGGTATCTTGTAGCAAAAAAAACAGGCACAGATTTTTATGAACTAGCACTTACTGAGTATGATTATGCCATGAAATTATGTGAGCAAATTATAACTGCTATGGCTTATTACTTAAAAACTGTTAATTCAGCCGAAGATGTTAAAAATTCATTGATTCCAAACCCTGATGATTGGATTTGGCGAGATGAAGCTGTTTTAAAGGCAAGAACTGAGGTCTGGGGGTATTAGTACCCCTAAACCCTTAAAAGCGACTGTGTGGCTCTGTATGAGCGTTTTTTCACAACTTTTTTAGACCGCTTTGATCGTTTTTTCCTTTTTATAGGTCTTTTGTCTATTAATTCAGATATTGTGGCAGTAGTCGTAAACCCTGTACTCATTTCCCTACTGACCTCATGGCTCTATTATGTGCCTGTGTAAAGGTTGCACCCTTTTTCATCGCATTAGCCATTGACCGCATGTGTTTCAAACTATGATGTCTTGCGTGACGATTCATAGTTTTTTTTTGTCCTGGTTTCAAACCTTTCGTGATGTTTTTTATAGACGCAACCTTAACCATTATTTTTTCTTCTTTTTTTTCTTTTTAGCTTTTTTAGGTTTCATGGGTTTTGACCTCATTGAACTCCTACCTGAGCTATACCCTACTCCTCTTGGCATATTATTTCCCCTTTTTTTGTTTTTTTAAAATCGCCATTTGTAATGCTTTCGGCAACTTTTTTTGTTTATTAGTAAGACCAACAGTTTTTTTCTTTTTCTTAGCCATACTAATGCAAAATATAATTATGAACTAAAACAACCAATACGATTGCTATTGCTATCTGCACCCATGATTTTAACTCAGTGAATGCATGCCACCATCTATTGACTTTTTCCTCAATAAATTTTTTTGCCATAACTGACTCCTTTCGTTATTTCGAGATTCCCTTGGTTTTCTCGAAGGTCCTGAGTGCTCCCATACCTAAAAGTGACATCACAAGAGGCATAAGAGTTCCCATATCTAACTCTGGTATGTTTACCACTTCATACTGAAACAATCCACAAATAAACAAAATAAATTTTGACAAGACAAACTCCCAAAAAATTGCTAAAGCACATGACATACCAATAAGAGGTCGCCATGAGCGTTGTAACATACCACTTATGCCACCAGCAGTGCTTTGTGCATCTGCTAAATTAATCGCCATCTGTTTTTCTTTTAATCGTGACTCTATCTCAGCAAATCGCACTTTTAACTGTTCTTTTTCTTCTTCACTGGTATGTAAATCATCAATAACACCAGCAACAGTTTTTATTGCATCACCACCTAATAATTTTCCTAGTACCATTTATACTCCTATACTTTTTTTCATTTTATCAATAATGCGATTAGCACGATTGGTAGTTTGACGATACCATAACGAGTCTTTCATCTCAATCATAGCACCCTCTATATCGTTTTCCGATAAACACTTTTTGAATTTAATAAATTTATTTAAACGAGGTAATCCAAGCTGGAATACCATGTGAAGCACACACTCTTTTGCGTTATCATCAATACTCATACCCTCAGTAAAAGTTTCCATATCTTTTTTTGATACATTAAAATCTTTTAAAAATAATTCTAAACCTCTTTGATATGTAATCGGTTGCATAAGTTCTTGTTTTTCATTATCTCTAATAAGGTGGCCAGCACCGATAGTCCAATATCCTAAATGGTCTTGATATGGTTTAAGTATTATACCACCCTCTTCCTGTATTATTTCTTGTTGTAAAGTATGTAAGTCCATCAGCTAAAAAATTTTAATCCCCATGCTATAAATTGTGTAGCAACCATAAAACCAACAGCATACAAAATACGATTTAATTTTTTTACCTCTTGTTGCAAATGGTAAATATGATTTGATTCTAACTGTTCTATTTTATTATAAATATTGACAATATGCTCTTTTGTAGTTTTTGGTGTAATCTTACTCATGGGCAATAAATATCATATATGTTTTTTAATTCAACTTACTTAAAGGGTTCTCTAATGCGTTTCTTATTTGCTTTTCAACCTTTTCCTCTAGTTCTGTCATATCATCTTTTATATTATTAATAGCCTCTTTTAAATCTTTTGCATTTTCTCGGCTATCTTCTTTTACTCTTTGCTCAACATCTTCAACAATAGTTTCTATTCTACGGACATCTGCTTTTAAATCGTTTTTGAGTTCTTTAGCAACATCGGCCACCAAAGCAACCTCGTCAAGTATTACAGATATTTCTGATTGTAACATATTTAATTCAGTATCTAAAACTTCTAATTTTTTGTCAAAACCTGACATATCTGGCGATACAAAGTTATTGATCTTGGCTTCCATATCTAAATACCTCTGATATGCTTCAAAACCACCCCATAATACCCCTACAAAACTACTTAAAATAGTTATAATGAGGAATATCTTACCTCCTCTAAATTTAACTCCACCTACATCTATTTCTGTTGCCATTGACTATCTATCATTTCATTCATTAATTGATTACTACCGCCAAACAGTAAATATCCTGCAATATTATTATCAGATATAACAGCATCTGGCAAAGTTAGATTAGTAAAAAAATTTGCCCTATCATTAAGTTCTTGTTGGCTATCAAAAAATGATTTAGTGTTTCCTAATACTTGCATTACAACGAGGGTTTTTAATTGACTTGTAGAATCATATCTCTTTTTATCATCAATCTTTTTCAAAACTTTTTTAGCTGCTTTTTGTTTAGATGATTCCTGTTTTTCATCGTCTTGGTTTTTTTCTTGGTTGGTTTCTTCTTTCGCCTCTGCTACTTCTGTTTCTTCTTGTTTGGGTTCCTGTGTTGATTCTTCTGTTTTTTCTTCGGGTTGTTCTGTGCTTTCGCTATCCTTTGGTGTTTCTTCTGTTGGTTCTGGTTCTGTTGTATCTGTTTCAACATCTTGAATATCCATTTCTAACTCCATTTCAATTTCTGATTCCACATCAGCCACAGTGACCTCAACATTCTCTGAAACATCAACACTTGCTACTTGTATTTCTTCTATTTCTATCTCAGCGATTTCTATTTCAACACTTTCATAACTTACCTCTTCTACTTCAATAGGTTCAAAATCAAAACCAACATCAGATTCAACAGGCATATTGGCATCAAAAATATCTTCAACAACATCTATTACTTCATCGGGTACATCTGGATTCAAAGCAACAAACATTTCAACACTTGTTATCGTTTGCTCAACAATGGTATTGATAGTGTTATACAAAATGTTAACAGAGACATCGTCGAACAAGGGTCCGATTGCAAGATTGATATCTCTACCTCCGACCTCTATAATTACAGTTGTAATACTTCCAGAGAAATCAAATCCCCCTGTGTATGTATCAAATCCAGAGTTTGTGCCACTTGCACTTAAAATATCCGTACCACTAAAAACATTTGTATTGCCATTTTTTCCTGTAATATGCATGTAGATTGAATCAGAAGCATCCTGTTTATCAACCTTTATTGAATAGTTAGTTTTACCACCATATTTTATATTTAGGTCTGATATATCAACAGTATTAATGAAAGTAGTACCCATGCCCTCTACACCCATATTTGATGTTGAATTACCAGAGCCTGTTATTTGGGCACATTTATCAGTTCCTAAATTGAAACAACCAGAACCACTCGGCATAGTCGCAGGTCCTTGACCTCCCCAATCAATGTCCATATCGCCCTCTTTTGAAGATGTGACATAACCATTATCGCCATCTAAAA